CGCATACGAGACGTTGTCACGCCTCGTAACCTCACCCATCCGCACACCCATTATCACTAATAGGTGTCTGAACCTATCTCTTCCAGAGAAACGGTTCGGTCTGGCTCGGATACTTCGGAATCTCCATCCTTGGAGGTCCCGATCCCACTCACCTCCTGGCTTGAATAGCCAGAAAGGTGCATGGATGTGACTACTTGTGGGGTCCGGTTCAACGGGCCCGAAGAGTAGCCACCTGCTGCTAAGTCTGCGGCGTAAATAACCGTAGACTTTGTAATATGTACGCCTGCCGCCACTCCTAAGAGTGAGAGCAAGAATACGATTAAGCAGCCCATAAATAGCAGGAATATCCGAAATTGACTTAACAAAAAGCGGACGGATGTTGGTGCCTCGGTGATAGTCTTTTCCACAGGACTCACGAAATTCCCCAAACAAGAAGGTTTTATCGGTGTTAACCGAAAATCCGACGAATTTGAGGGTCTCGATGAGAATTGCTGCAGATCCGACGGGACAGATTATATCATCACCGTAAATCGCGTATTCCTCGTCCCTCCGGTTCGTGTACTTCATGCACGATCTGGTAAGGGCGAGAAATAACAGCGATTCGAGCGCGAAAGTAAAGCCGTTCCCCATCGAGGAGAACTTCTCGTACACTATCTCCTCACCGTCGAGCTGCCCTTTCGGGCATCTCAGCAGATCGAGGTAGTTGAACCAGTCAGGCGGTAACATCCACCGGACCAGTTCGTACGAGACCGAATCACTTGCACTGCTCAGATCGATCGTCGCAAGACGATCGTGCCAAGCGGAATTCGAAATCGAGCCCTTGCGGGCCAATTTCTGGTTCCTGGATTGCCCGGTACTCAGGTTGACGCCGAATTTCTTCATGCGTCGCACCAAGTGATCGTGCACTCCTAGTTGCAAGTAGAGGTTCATTCGGGGCTCTATCGCTATGGGACGCAAAGTTTTTGCGTCTTTCTCGACAAAGGTTAAGCGGTTGCTCTCAACCACGCTTAGGATACCCTCAAGGGCAAAGCCCTTGAGGTCAGAACGAGACGTCACTGTTTCGAAGGACAAGTCCTTTTCAGCCAGCAACGCCTCGAACCATTGGTGATGATCACCAATAGCACTCCTAGCTAGTTCCACCACTCTATCTGTAACGGTGTACGGAAAGTCCGCATGTTTATAATATGCGGTCGTACGGTCCCCTACAGTACAGAGCGATGACCCAGGACCATG